CTATATCTGTAGAAACATCATCCCACGTTACCGTTTGTGATGCGTCTATATTTGCCCAAGTTGCCGTGTCCGATGTATCTACCGCCCCCCACGTAACGCTTTGTGATGCGTTTATGTTGCCCCAGTCGGATGTCTCAAACGTGTCTATAACTTCCCACATAAAACTACACGTTACTAAATCCGCACTGGAGCCACTTTCAAGTATTGAAGCCCCAAATACTGCCAAACTACTAACTACATCGTACCCCGAAATGCTTTCGGACACGGAGCTGCCAAAAATCCCAAGGCTACTTACTGTATCCGACCCTGTAATAGTTTCAATTACAGAACTGCCAAACACCATCAAGCTACTTATTGTATCCGTTCCTGTCGCAAGCTCAGTAACAGAGCTACCAAAAACCATCCTGCTGCTTACAGAATCCGCCCCCGTTGCGGTCTCCGCTACCAAGCTGCCAAATACTGCAAGACTACTAACTATATCCGTACCTGTGGCAGTTTCGTTTATAGAACTACCAAACACCGCTAAACTACTCACAGAATCCAACCCAACCGCAGTTTCAGTAACTGTGGCAGGGAAAACCAAAATACAACTAGTTGCATCCGTGCCAGTAGCGGTTTCTGCAACAGAACTCCTAAATACCGCTAGACTACTTACCGCATCCGTTCCTGTCGCAATCTCAGTAACAGAGCTGCCAAACACTGTTCTACTGCTTACTGCGTCAGTTCCTGTAGCTAATTCAATAACAGAACTGCCAAATACCGCTAAACTACTTACTGTATCTGTGCCTGTAGTAGTCTCAGTTACAGAATTATCATACGCTGTTACAGAATCTTCTTGTCCCGAAAAGGCCGCAAACGAAAATCCACTTATACCAAATAAAGGTTGGATTGTGTCTGCCATCCTCCATCACCTGTAAGGATTAAGCTGCATCCAAACTAAACTGGTATGTAACCTTTACAATATCCCCACTAATTACAGACCTATCGCCCGGTGATTGAAAGTCGGAAGCCGAAAACAAAACGCCAGTAGAGCCGCCCTTGGTGCTATTACTAATCAAAAACGCACCGCCAACGGTAGTCGTGCCCGACATGGTGAACTGAGCCGGTGACGCGCTGTTACTTATAACCGATGGGTCTGCGGTAGTAGCCGTACCAAATGTAGCAGCGGGTCTCGTTCCTTCACTGTAATCTGTAACCTCAGTCCATCCTGCGTGTAACGCAGACGTGTCCCCGGCGGCTGGGTTATTTGACGACGCTGCACCGTAAATTCCAATGTACCAAGCAGCGGTATACGCAGAGCCGCTAAAGTATTTTGTGTTCATGTCCTGCAAGCCGACATTCACCACCAAATTAGGTGACTTGGCTTCCCATTTAACATTGCCGTCTTTGTCATAACAAGTCGCGGTAAAAACACCCCCGGCGGCTACTTTTTCACTATTTGTTTTACTCATATTTTAGTCCTCAAGAAAGCCTTACTAAAGCTGTGGTAGAGCTGGGTATTGGGAAAGTTACTTGGAAAGTATTGACCGAAGTTTTATCCGACCCAAAATCAAGAACAAACATAGCGGTGTTGCTGCCACCTACTTTATAAATTAACGCCCCACGCGCAGTTATAATTGCAGTCCAAGAAACATCATTAAAATCCAGATACGTTGTACCGTTACTAGAAGAAAGGGTTGGGGTAATTAATGACCCTCCTGCAGTATAACCAGAAGCTACAACTTCCCCACTCGTCGTGTAGGCTGTTGTCGTGCTGTCTAGCGTAGCGGAGTTTGTGTACAAAGCCAGCTTATACTGGTCTGAAGTCCCTGACGCAAAATCAAAATCAGCCGACATAAGGCCAAGTTTGAAACCATCACAAGTGTAATTTCCAGTGAACGCCATAATCAGGGCACCGGATACCGAGCTTGCCCAGCACGATACGCATCAGTGCGCTCCATACCATCCCCAAGGCGTTTAGCCATCATAAGGGCGTCATCATACCGTTTCTGGTAGTTGGCTATGGTGTCTGGGTCAGATTTCATAAACGTAGCTGCTTCCATCAAAGCCCCGTAGAGCAGGACAGAATCAAAGTTATCCCCAAGCCATGTTGTGCTTGCAGTAACAATAGACTCGGGGTAGTAGTAATAATGCAATTCCACAGTGTAAGCGTCATCAGGAGTAGGCCCCAAAATAAAAGACAACTCATTGGTTATAACAGGTGGCACCGCATTGGTAGTAGTTGGCCCAAACAAAGCGTAGTATTTAGGCACTCCGGTATCTGTCGGGCTTGGGTAAGCTGCACGGATAAAATTCACGTCTTTGTTCAACAAATACTCATATGACCCAGAATCTTCAACAGCTAACGAATACACCGCCAAAAAATCAGAAGGAGCAGAAAGATACTTATTACTCGCAGAGGTTGCGCCCGTCACATTCTTACGCAAAGAAGGGAACTGAACGCTATTGTAAATCCTCTGCTCCGCTTGCTGAATAAACGCATTTATCTGCTCAGTAGACGTGACGGAACTAACCGTCTGCGGAAATTCATTCTCGCAGTACGCCTGAATAAGCTTGGATAAATCGGTATAGTTCATTAGCCCATCTTCGTGCTGTGGCTATTACCACGAGTGGTATTCTTTGTCCCGCGAGTACGCTGCGTCTGGGTGTTCGGGATATTATTAGGGTAGCCGTTGTTTCCGTAACCTTCTCTTGGCTTGGCGTAAACAGCCGCGTGGCCCACTTCATTCCCGCCCATTTTCATACTGTGCTTAGACTTTGCCATTACCGCCCCCGGCTCTTATAAGTGAAAGAAGGTTTCTTCTGGTTAGCCACTTTAGCCAGACCGCGACCCAACTTCTTCATCTGTTCGTTGGTTTTGCCACCTTTTGCATAACCTTTGTGCATTTTTTTCACATGTTTACCTACTTCGTCCTTAGCTACAGTAGTAGCAATTTTCTTTATCAGCGGCTTATCTTTCTTTACGTCGTCGTGTTTCATTTTGCAATCCTCAAGTAGTCACAACAGTAACAGTGCCAAGCTCTATATTCAGCACTAAATTATTGGGCGTTAAACCATCGTCATTTGCTCTACTACCCCCAACGGGTGCCCATCCCCACTGGATAATTCTACTACCGCTTGACGGGTTACCGTCATCGTTTAAACCACTCTGCACGTAACTTGTGTCCGGCCTCGGGTTCCGCAGTGCTTGCGGGTCATCCACGGGATACATACCAAGTTGAAGCTGTGGCTGGTCTGGCTCCCAGCACGTAGGGCAGACCAGAATATTCACATTCTTGGTCTTAATGACCAAGGAACGCAGTTCTTTCAACTTATACCTAAAACCACACCTATCGCACTCCGCGATAGCTTTTTTGCCCGACGCAAACCGATTAGGCATACGTCACCTCAGAAAAACATTTGTCTAGGAGCCAGTCGTAACGGGGCCTTTTCACGATCTTCGTCCGCCGCCATTTGCCACTGTTCTTCGTAGGCCATCTTAAGCATCTCCATACGCGGTAGGGCATCAGGGAGCTTAAGAGACAAGTAATATGCCAACCCTGCAATAAGGCAGGGAATAAACCGAAATGGCACATCTTCCGTAGCCGTACCAGTACCGGCGTCTTGAACCCTGCGCAACCGCCAATACACAAAAGTATAGTAACTACTCTGGTCAGGCGCAGGCCACACGTTTATCTGTGGGTAAGCCACAGAAGGCCCCGGGTTCGTAGCCCCCGACTGCCTGTTTATCCAGACCTGTATGGGCCTGCCTTGCGCGTTCTTGTTCGGTATCGTTGCATAAGTATCCACACTAATTCTGGATATGTTTATGTCAACCTGATTCTGCCCAGTGCCAGTACGTATTACTTGGTCTATCAAATCTACCGTGTCCACCGGCAAATCATAAGTAATAGTACCCTGCGTAAGTGCGATAGAACCCTGTTCTATAGTCCACAGGTTGATACCACGGTTGGCCCACTCCATGAACAAAAGATTAAGGCTACGTCTAGCAGTACGGATGTCATAACCGGTACGCAACTCTTTGCCGCAACGCTCAAAAGCTTCTTCGATGATTTCATTGACATCGAGATTAAAAGTTGTTGTACCGGAAGTTGTCATCTGTATTTAGCCGTCTTTTTTGCTATCCGCTCAGGTTGTTTTACAAACTGCTTACCCGCTTTGGAGCCTTCCCGTTTAGCGCGTGTGGTTGCAGCATACTCCGCACGAGTCAAACTTTCACGAGCTTTTTTGGGTAAATACCGCTCTCCAGTAGCCTTGCTACCCTGAGTAGAAGGCTTGCCAGACTTAGTCCCCCAATCCTCCCTAGTCCATTTGGAAAGAGATTTCTGCGCTTCCGTTTTTTCGCCTCTATAACCACCGCCAGACTTCTTGTATTGCTGCGTGGCTAACTGAGCTTTACGAGCAGACCACTGCCCGGGCTTCCCGCCTTTGCCGCCAGCTTTTACGCTGGCAACAACTCTTTTCCATTTGGCTTCGTCAGTACGCGCCATTTACTTGCTACGCATCTTCTTAAAAGTCTGCGCCAACCGAGCGCGTTGGCCCATCTTGCCGGGTTTCTTCGCCGCTGCAGCAAGTTTTTTAGCAGGTATTTTCTGCCCTTCCTTAACGCCTAGAGATTTGCGCAAAGCCCCGGGTTTCTTAACAGCTTCTTGAATCCACTTGGCTTTGCCGCCCTTCTTGTACATCGTAACGTCGTTAGGGTTGTCCTTACGGCGTATAGTTTTTCCAACAGGCATTTTAGAAGACGCTATATCCCCCATCCCCCGACTGTGCATCATATCATTTTACCCCGTGTTCTACCCTTCTTAGCACACCCATCGGCGCGTTTGGAAGCTGAAGATTTAGGTTTGGATTTAACAGCACCGCCCTTGGCCTTATTTGTCTTGGTTGTGGGAGCCTTATTCTCTTCCTCACGGCGTTTCGCATCGTAAGCGCCCATGATTGCTTCAATTTCAGCTGTAGAATACCCCTGCCTCTTAAGTTCCTCTTCAGTTGGGTATCTTGGTTTGTTAGTAGGCATTAGTAAATTTTCCCTCGAGTTCTACCTTTAATAATGCACCCATCGGCGCGTTTGGAAGCTAAAGATTTAACTTTGCCGCCAGACCGATACCCAATAGAACCGCCAGTTTTCTTTTTTAGGGGGGTTTTACCCTTTTTTGGCTTGTCGGGCAACTCCATATCCAGCTCTTCATCGCGTATCCGCGCCGAGTTTTTAACCGGAGCACCTTTCACCCCTTTTAGTAAATTATCTTTTGCATAACTTTCAACGTCAGTAAGCCTACTGAAGGGTTCAGCATCTTTACTCCTATAGTCATGCCCATCTTGATCTACAAGTTTATGTTTACGTTGGTCTATAGGGGCTTTAGTCTTACCAGAGGCACGGTTTTTAAAGTACTGTTCTTCAGTTATCAGTTCATTCCACCCTTCAGGCAACTCCCCATCAGAACCAATACGCTCCCCAGTCCTAGCGTCTACAAGTACAGGTTTCTTTTTATGCGCCATTAGCTGCACTTCCCGCCAGACCGCATTTTCTTGACCTTACCGCCCATAGCCATCTTGACCTGCGTGCCTTTGGTTCCGCCCTGCTCAAGTAGCGGGCCATCAGCCACACGACGATAAGAACCGCTAACTTTTCCGCCTTTCTTCATGCCTTTGGCTTCTTTTTTTTCGTGCTCAATCATAGATTTCGGAGCGCCCTTTTTCTTCATAAATCTAATTTCTTTCTTAACCATAGCTTTTGATTCTTTCATTTCTTTTTCCTCGATTTTGGTTTAGACATACCCGCCTCACTGAGCGCAATGGCTACAGCCTGTTTCGGGTTTTTTACTTTCTGTCCAGACGACGACTTAAGCGAGCCGGACTGAAATTCTTTCATTACCTTACGAACCTTGTTTTTCTTGGGCATCGGTTTACCCCCGGCATCCGCAGACTTCCCGCCCAAGCCAGTTACACCAAATTTCTTCATATCAACTCCAGTTTTTGCCTTTCCGTAATTCGTCAATTTTGAATTCGAGCCTTTCAATGCCCGCATCAAAACGCTCCATAATTTTTTCCATATCGTCTCGGACTTCTTTACGGGTGATATGCTCACGAGCTATTTCCTCCCGAGTGCGGTTAAGTAAAATGGCCAACCTGTTTAACTCTTCAAACTTATCTCTAAGTAAAAATCCCATAACGGCCACCACCAAAGAAAGTATTATGTTCCAAAGCGTCATTTCCATATTAACAATTCCATGCTCTCAGGCTCTTGTTTATACGGCTGTTGGGGTCAGAAGCAGTTTTTTTACTCGTCAGCTTCTTCTTCATACCTTTCATTCTGGCGCAGAATGAATCTCGACGTGAACCACCTTCAGGCTGCGGGCGTTTCAATCCCGGCTTACCCGGGTTGGCTTTATTGTAAGACGCCCTACCTTTGGCGTTTAAACCGCCTTTCGGGTTTTTACCTTCTTTTCGTTGCCACGCGGGAGTTTTAGCCATTTAAGCCACCTTTGAATTATTGACTGCTACCATTGGGTAGAGGATGTCCTTACCAAAATCCCCCATGTACTCCTGCACACCCATGTGCCCAAGCTTGATGGTCGGGTCTACCCACACTTCATACCCAAGCTCCCGCGCACGGTCACAGAACAAGAAATCTTCACCAATGTACCCCTCTTCAGCCAACTTGAAGTCAAACAAGCACGGTACAGTCCTTTCGGAGCGTACATCATAGTAAGTCCAGTCAGGATGGGCAGCAATAAGTCCTTCAAATACCTCCCGTTTTACCATCATAAATGCAGTGGCCACACGTTCAGCTTTTACCAAACCCATGGAATCCATGGTTATCTGGTTATTGGAATCTTGCGAAAGGCGCGTAATGTATACTGGGTCCGTACTGCGTACACGTGGAACCCCGGCAACAATATCCCGATGGGGCTCTGAGGTCCATGCCATCAATCTAAGTACGTCTTCGGGGGCAAAATTAATATCGGAATCTATAAAAAGCAGGTCGGTACAGGGGGACTCAATAAGGTCTTGAACCAGAAGATTGCGTGCACGGGAGACAACCGAACATCCACACACGCTCCCTATTTGAACATCTATGCCATGTTGCGGCGCAACTTGGGTAAACCGAGCAAGTGATACGGCTAACTTCAATGACACTTTAAAATCATAAGCCGGTATAGCTATGAAGAGACTTCTACCGGCTAATGTGTACCCTTTTTGGTTCTGCATATATCACCCGTACATAGCAGTGACAGAGGACGCGCCGTTTATATCAAGGTATAGCCCATTTT